GGCTCCTGTCCCTTGAACGTGATGGGGATCTTCTTTAATGCGCGAATTACCAGTGCGTGGGAGATAGCAGACTGTGATATATCCGGGTACACGCGCGATAAAATGCACACGCGCGTCCCGTCCTGGGGCTCGATCTTCAGCTTCAGTCCGAAGACGCCAGCAGCATCAGACAGTGTCCTGCCAGTGGTTCCGGCAGTGACTATGACCAGGACATTGGCAAACGTGCCCAGCAGCGATGTGATCTTGCTGCCAGACAACACCGACGATCCGGTGTTGTAGGTCACTCCTGTTGAAGTAGTGACCTCCACGTTTTCCTCAGCCTTGATCAGGCTGACGAAGTGGGATGCGTCAGGCTCCTTGAACCCGCGTCTTGCGACCATAACGAAACCGTCTCGAATGTCAAATGAGACAGTACCGTCTAGGCGGGAGAAATCAGTGGCGTACCACACGCCATCGATCTTCACCAGTCCGTCGTCACCAAACACAACCCACGCCTTGCTGTCAATCTCCTCAAGGGTGTACTTGCGCCCCGTCTCAAAGCCCGGGCGCTTGTCCATCTCCATAAGGCGCTGACCGACCTCGAATGAGTTCAGGCCGATAAGCACATGGCAGCTGTACTGGAATGCAACCAGCAGGGGCGCTGTGTACAAGCCCTTGTTGACTGCGTCTTCCGCTGTGACGTCCGAGATGTTCCTCGGATCGCCCTCAGACGTGTAGACTTCCCTCTTCATGAAGGGGCTCACCCGGAAAGCCTTATCATCCGGGTTGGCGATGGCCGCGGCGCGCAACCATTTACGCCTCTGCGCTTCGTTCTTGGCAGAATTAATGACTGCCCAGACGTCTTTAGGGACCAGCGTGCCTGGCCGCTTAATCAGCAGCCTGGCAGCCAACCCAAGGCATCTCTTGACGTCTTTAGGTAGGCCCGCCTGCAAGTTCGCCACGGCCTCAATTCGTCCGGCAACGCACGCCTCGTCAGACTCGCGTCCGAACGTGGGTGCGCATCCAGGCTCGATGATAGGTGGCAAAGCCAAGCGTGCCTTAGGAATACCCTCGTGCATGCCAGCATGGCGGACCGGTGTGTAATTGACCGCCAGGAAGCTAGGCTGGGACTTGATGTTGAGGTAACCGCAGATGTAGTCTAACAAGAAAGGGTCCTGCTCCTGGACATCCTTGTAACTGCGGAACCAAGTCACCACCTGCTGAACCAGCACGTTGTCACTTGAACTTAGCGCGCGCTCCTTCCAGCGCTCGAGTACGTCAGCGCGTATATCTACGCTCTTTGGGATGGTTGAGTCCTTCCGCTTTATGCCCACATAGTCGGTACCGTTCCGCCTAGTGCGCATCAGCAAGTAGTTCCCCTCCTCTGTGATGCAGGTGAGCCGCTGCAAACCTATCGGATAGCCCAAGCGCACAATGCGCTCCAGCCACCCCACCGGCAAGCTCAGCTTCGCCTCCAGCACGCCCATGACGATGACCCGGTCGCCGTCGCCAGGAACGGGAATCTGAGTGAGGCTCACGACCCACCCGAATGCCCCATCCCTCAGGCAATTGTTGCTCTTGAACACGATCCTGTCGTATCCCCACTCGTATACCTCTTCAGAGTATGTTGTGCCACCAGCCACAGAACTGAGAACAGTCTTACGGTCAGTGAACACATAACTCCTCTCGGGGTTACTGTCCGCGAGCTTCTTGGGGTAGAACGTGCTGATGATGAAGTTACGTGGCCCGTAGTCCTCAAACGCCTCGTGATAATTGACGCTATCATTGAACACAAGCCAATCCCCGGGAGATATTGCATCATCGGGGTCGGTAACCAGCACGTCGGCGAGCCAGTGGGCTTGACGTCTGCCCTTCCATCCCAAGCTCCGCGTACGTGGGTCGGCGGACGTGTCATACAGGCTCACACCTGCATTCTTCGCCCACTGATCGATCGCGCTCAGCACCGCCCAGCGGGTACCAGCAGCCAGAGGGTGGCCATGGTTGACACCGCCAGCCGGACGCCCCTCGTTCACAACGAGGGATCGAGCCAACCGCCTTTTCTCTTCTGCAGCCTCTTCACGCCGGACAGCCATCCTGCTTACCCTGTTACGGGCAGCAATGCGCAATCTGCGCGATGTCTCTCCAGCGAACACGCCGTACGCTCCCACAACAAGTGTGGTTGCAGCCAATGCAAGCAAGGCTGCTGAGCGCTTGGTCGGGCCTATTACATCTGGTGTCTGTAGCACTCTCCGCTCCCATCCGTAGTCGTAAAGATACAGTACGTCATGTGGAGGCAGGTGAGAGCCATGAGGTATGGAATTTGCGCTCGCAAAGATTGGAGTGCGGTTCCAGCCATCATCCAGAAGACCAAGCAGGCTACCAGGGTTATTACCTGATCGAAGTTCATCTTCTTCCGCAATCATGCGGAC